TTTAACGCAGAATACATACGGCGATAGGCTTCATGTAAATCATGTAGTTGAGGTGCAGATTGCGCTAACTGTAATTGCGTTTGAGCTAAAGTTACTCGCTGGCTCATGCTAAACATAGCAGGGTCACTTACAGGTACAACATCAATACGTTCATCAAAATCGTCGCGTTTTACGCCAGTATCATACCCCTCTACTTCGTATGGGTAATCGGCAGGTAAATAATCACGAACAACATCTGCTAAAATACGCAACTCTTGGCGTTGCGCATAATGAAGCCGTTTATGGATAGCACTAAGAACTTTAGTACCTTGTTCTAATAAAGCAATAGTTGTTCCAACAGGGTTAGCTTGGCTACCCTCACCTATATTTAGATCCGTGACGGACGCAAAACGTCTGCCGCTTTCGATGAGCACACCTAGCATTTGGAGGAGCGTTGCCGATGGCTCTTTGTAAGGCAGGGGCATAATTGCCTCACGAATCGAGCTTCCAGGAGCATCAACGTCACGGAATTCTCCTGGCTGGAGCGGTTGGTCCTCGTCTCTAACACGAAGACCGCGAGCTTTAAACCCAGCAGGTAAATTAGCCAGTGTGCCAGCATCTATAAGTTGGCGCAAAATTGAAGTAGCTGATTTAGTCAGACCTCCGATCATATGGACAAGTCCGAACCCATAAAAGCCTAGTCCAGGAAGAAACTTATAATGTGTAAAGTATTTTATTTTCGCCCTATCTACGTCGTTTTCTTTATAGTTTCGGCGAATAGATAAAATTTCTTGGCTTTCTTCGTGTATCGTAACGATATAAGGAAGCGCAATACCCGTTGGTTCCCCTTCTTGTTCGTCTTCAAACCCAGGAAGGTCAAGATCAACGTGCATTTCTAAAATAGAAAACACATCGCTAACTTGGGCGTTTCTACGAAAACCCGTTAACTCTTGTATTTTATCCCCAGCTTCTGTACCTGATGGGTCTTCGTCTTCCATCAAATCAATATCGCGATAAAACCCAGAAACTTGTAATTTACGGACATCATTACCGTTCATATTAATAACGTGGGTAAACCGAGGCGTTGTATCTAAACTTGTTTCTGTATACGCTACAACTAAATTGTCTGGCATAACAAAACTGCTAACAGGGCGGTTTTTAGTCTGATCGTAATATGTCTTTTTAAAAGTAGACCCTGCTAACGGTAAATAAAATAACATTTGGTCTAGTTCTGGGTCATATTCTTCCATAACGTCCAGAATAAGATAGTTCATATAATTACGAACACGTTCAGCTTGAGCTAAAACTTCAGCGTTTTCTGAACCAATAATCCGTGTTTGTACTGGACCACCAGGAGGCAACAGTTCTTTATAGGCTCCTGCTTGGAATTGCGTTGCGCTTTCAGCAATTAACGGATGCGTTACTCCCGAAGCCCCACGGAAAGGTTCATCGCGTTCTTCGGTTTTAATCCCTAATAAATCTAAACCTTCAGTATATTGGTCTAGCCAATCTTGACGAGACTCAAGGTCTTCTTTATAAGAACCGACTAATTCAGAAGCTAAAGACTGCAGTTCAGCTTCGTCCATATCTTCGGCTAAGTTTTTAAAATGATCGCCTTCAGTTTCTTCTTCATCTTCCACATAACCAACGATTGCGCTACCGTCTTCTAACATAATAGTGTCTTCAGACGCAAATAACGAAGGCTGTTCTTCTTCAGCTTCTACCTCGATCTCTAACTCCTCGTCCTGAGGAGCTTCCATCATTTGAGCAATAGATTTTTCAACAGCCATTGTAAATTACCTCAATAGTAAACAAATTTCTTTAATTTGTATTCTAACTCGTCGTCCTCATAATCGCTAGGCTGACGAATAAAGCCCCCTTGTCTAAAACGAAGTAGTGCTTGAGTAGTTGAATCAACTAAATCATCGTGGTCTCCATAAGGGAATTCACACAATTCTTCAACTAATTCTTCTGCAAACCTCGTTTGTGGCACCCAAACAAGCCCTGATTCGAACATCGGCGCGGCGGCGTTAGTTCTCGCAATCTTGTCATTCCCTCTATTTGGGGAATAATTTTGTACGGGTATACCCATAGCCCGTAATTCTTGCGTCAAGGGCAAACCAGATGCCTTTGATTCGATAATAACCGAATCTGGCTCCCAATGTATATAGTTTTCGTAAGCAACTCGTTTTAATTCAGGAAAATCAAAGCGATTTTTAATAGAATCAAGCAAAATTATGTTATAATTACCGTCTTGTTCGTTCCTAAATACGCCCCAAGTCGTAATTGCGCTAAAATCGGCGGTTTGTGACTTCAAAAACGCTGTATCGTAGCTTTGGATTATATATTCAGGTGTTGGAGGCTGTTCTTTTTCCCAAATTTTGATCCATTCGCGCTGAATTATCGCGCCTTCGCCGCCTGTAGGCTCTTGCATCCATTGCGCCGCCCATTTTGCATGCGGTAAAGACGCCCGAATCGTCTCTAATTCTTCAATTTTCCAAAATTCTGGCCAACAAGGTTTACCAGAAGGCATAATAGCGGGAAATTCTATCACTTCCCACTGGTCTGCTTTCGGATCCAAGGCTTGCGCTTTTAATAATTGACCCGTTAAGTCCTTTTTTGACCATCTAGTCATAACTAAAATGATCGTCCCTCCAGGTTGGAGACGCTGTCGGGGACCAGAAGTATACCATTCGTAAGCCATTTCCATGGCTGTTTCGCTCATCGCGTCTTGTTCCGAGTGCGGATCGTCAATAATAAGTACATCAGCACCACGACCTGTAATAGCACCTCCTACACCAGCCGCAAAATATTCCCCTCCTTTGGAGGTTTCCCATCTTCCAGCCGCTTTGGAATCTGCTCGCAATGAAACATCTTCAAATACCTTTTTATATTCTTGCGTATCTACAAGATCACGAATTTTTCTACCAAATCTAACGGCTAATTCGCCAGTGTGAGTAGCTTGAATAATCTTTAAATCAGGTTTTAACCCCAATAACCATGATGGAAGCATATAGGACGACATTTCTGATTTTGAATGTCGTGGACCCATATTAATAATAACTCGTTTTAATTCGCCTTTTGCAATACGATTAAAAGTTTGTGACATTTTACGATGGTGATAACCTTCAATAAAGGAAGGCCACATCGTTTTTACATAAGTTAAAAAGTCTTCTCGCGCTAATTTCCTTGTTTCTCTCTGCTTCATTTCTTCAGCAAGGAGATACGCAAGTTCAGCTTTTTCACGGGGTAGTTGGCTAAAGTCGATTTGTTTTAATTCGTCTAGCATACTATGGGACCATTGTCATAGCTTCTTCAGCCTTGGCCTCTCGTTCCATCTGTTGTTGAGCTTGTTGCTGTTTGAATCCTGCATATAGCGCATAAAACGCTTCAGGGTTAGAAGAATTTAATGCGTATAGCTCATCAGAACTTACACCAAGACTTTGCGCAACTTCTTCTTCGGGGTCAAGTCCTGTTTCTGTAGCGTCAGCGATTACGCCTAACGGTATTGTAGCAATACCAGCATATTTAGCAACAGTAGGAAGCGCACGACCAATTCCTACTGCCGCCGCAACAGGTTTATTACGTTTCCATGTTTCAGCTACATCTATTGGACCTTTAGTATCAAAGACCCCTTCAGCCATCGTTGTTTTTAACATAAAATTAAAATCAGCTTCGGGTAGCGTACCTTCCATTAATTGCGCTAATCTTTTTTCATGAAAGCGATCAACTTTATTTAAATAGTTAAAATAATCATCGTAGGCTCGTTTTGGATCAACACCGTTTTCTAAATTACGGTCTAATACTGTTTTACCATGGATCGTCATAGCTTTATGCGACCCTTCAATAATTTCTTGTGGCGTTCGTTCTATAGAACGAGTAATTGTACCGCCGCGACTTAACGGTGCTGTTCGTTCTGGCGAAGGATAATTCGCCGCTTTATCTTTAGTAAAACCGTACCAACGACCAGCCGCTTCATCTGGACCCATCGGATCAGCAAAAGTTTTAATTAAATTTTCGCCTCGGTACGACATTTTAGGTTTATTAGGATCAACCATCCCTTCTCTTGGGTCGTTGCCAAATAAAGCCTGAAGTTCTTCTTGTTTATCTATATAATTAGAAATTTTAATAATTGGTTCTTTAGCCATGAGCCTAACCTAATAATGAACCTAGTCCTAAATCTTGAAGGGGGCGAGAATAGTTAAATTGAATACTACGCTCTCTATTACCAAACCCAGGTTGAACGTCGATCGATAATTGACCTTGATCCATCGGTATTGTAGAATTTATAGGTTTTCCCATTACACCTTGGTTAATAACAGGGGCGATATTCCGTAATATAGTTTGGACGTCTGGCATCGAATAAGTCGATTCAGCTACTTGTTGATATGGGCTATTTGTCGGTAAAGTCGATAATCCTGCTAAATTTGGAGAAATACTTATATTGTCACTTATCATAGGTTTATCTTGTGGCGTATCTTGAACTTCTTCCGAACGTTTAAATACGCGGTCAATAAAACGGCTACCTGCGTCTATAAGCGCATCTGATTGTCCACCTGTTAAAAGATCTAAAATACCACCACGGGTCGGTCTTAATGCTTCACCTGTTCGAGCCGAAACAGGAACACGGCTACCAACGCCCATAACTTGAGTACCGCGATCTACGAAAACTCCAGACCCAGGAAGAGCAAGCGTTGTGCCTAATCCTGCTACTCTATCTAATGGCGATAAATCTTGACGGTACGCTTGTGCGATACCCTGAGACGTTTTCATCCCAGGACGTAAACCACGTGCCGCGACTTGTAGTTCTGGGTTCGCTCCCGTTGGACCATAACGACTAACACTAATCGTTCCAGGAGCTAACATCCGTCCAATACCGTACTGTTCAGCAACGGTTTGCGGTGTACGGTTTGTTGCATACGGATCCATAAATTGTCCGTAAGCCATTAAATTTAAATCTTGGATCTGCTGTGGCGACATTATATTCGAATAATCAACATTACCGAATCGTTCGAAAAAACCACGAACTTTGCTACCACGAACATTTACTGGAGCCGTATCGGACCCACCATAAGTTTCTTTAAATGTTTCAAAAGAAGGATTACGTTGTTGTCTTCCATACGTTCCTCTTTGCGTATCGCCATAATCTACGCGATCAGAACGGTTATCCGCACGATCGCTAAAACCTCTTGCCATACTATTCTCCAGTCAAAGATTCATGGTCCAATGGCTAAGATACACTATTTTATTAAAAAACAAAATAGTGTATAATCTTAATCCATGATACTAAGTCAAACGACGACAGGATCTATGGGGGAATATATTACTGCCGCCGCGATTATCTCGCTTGGTTGGAAAGTCGCTATCGCTCAACAAGACCACTTAGACCTCGTCGCTTTTAACGATAACCACTTTCTTCGAATCCAAGTTAAAACGGCAACGCTTAAATATCGAAAACACTACACTCCTGGATACCAATTTAATAACGGCTCAGGTTCAAAAAAGAAAATTCTCACTCCCGAAAAATACGATATCCTCGCGCACTGCGCCGCTGACCATCGCCGATGTGTCTTCTATGCCTCCCATACCGTTAACCAAGTTACAAAAAGATACGCAGGAACGTACTTCGAAAACCCGTTCATAGAAGAAGAATCTTGGACCAAGGCTCTTGAACTGGCCTCCTAACGGATACGAGATTTTTGCTACGAAATTTTTGTAAAATTTTTCAGGGGCTGGGACTCCTAGGGGCTTCATACTATTTTATGGGGTGGGGGTGGAAGGTTCCTGATCCAAAAATTCTTGGCGCATCTCGTAACAGTGTTAATCTGATGTCAAAATATAGGAGTCCCGCTGCGGTTTAGGGGGATGGGGGTAAAGAAAACCCCGTACCGCATAGGGCGCGGTACGGGGGCGGTAGGGCGCGGTAGGGCGCGGTAGGGGCGGCGTTAACCGCCCCCTAGGGGGCTAACCCCCTACTGTAACGTAACCGCCCTCAATTAGCTTTTTACGGTAAAAGGTAACGATACGGGTAGCCCCTTGTACCGTTTGTAAAGGGCTATCACTACTATCAAGGTACTCAATTAGATCAGACTGTTTAGCCGCGCCCCCTAACTGATCTAGCGCGTATAGTATAGTATGCGCTTGGGCGGGTAGCCTATTTTCAGATAGTAGCTTAACCGCATTAGGGCTAAGTACTAGCTTAATATTATTGCGCCCCTTAGGGCTAGGGGCGGGGATACCGCATCTAGCGATTGACGACTTATCAACGGTAGGGGTAATAGTAGCCCCATTACCAGTAGCTTTAGAAATAGTAGCCTTAGGGGTATTTGAAGTTAACTTAGTCATAGCATCTATCCTTTCATATGTAATTGCTATACCCCTAATATAAGGGGTATATCCCTATTTGTAAACCCCCTAGACGAAAAAAATTTAAATTAATTTACACGCAGCATCGTTAACTAAAATCAGTTAACTTTGCCAAACCGCCCAGTCAGTCAGTCAGACAATCAAAAGTCCCCTACCGAGCGAGCGCGAGCGAATGCATATAGAAGAAAAATACTTAGTATGATGATGAAGGGGCAGTCAGTCAGTGATGATGATAGGTATGAAAAAGGGGCGACCGAAGCCGCCCCAATTATTATTTATTTTTCACAGAAGACATCTTCAGACAAATATGAAGAGACGCTAGCGATATATTCTTTAGCTTCGCCCAGAGATTGAAAACCTTTTGTTATACCCCTAGGAGCAGAATCCTCATACTCTTCAAAGGTAACGCAAGGCGTTACATTTTCTTCATAGTTAGCACGGAAGAAAGAATTACCATAGAAATCACGCCACACGACCGAGTACGGAGTTTCAACGATTTCTCCAGCTTGAAAAGTTTCACACAATTCTCTAAGAGCTTGACCAGCTTCT